TGAAAAGCCCTGAGTTAATGGGCATGGTGCTTGTTCTGCCATTTTGTTTAAGTTTTAAATAAGGGGGACTCTCACCCCCTAAATATTATTATTAAGGTACTAAAGTAAATTCTACAATCTCATTTCCGAAAGCGTGCTGATAACCTCTTTTAAAGTTAACATTGAATTTGTTTACTCTATCATCTTGAGAGTACCATACTTCTAATTTTTCTGAATCATCTCCATCCATTCCAATTGTTAAATTAGAATCTCTTGCAAGAATCATTCTTTCTGTTCCTGCTACTCCTGGCAAACCTACAGATTTTCTGATTTTAACATCAGTACCGTAGAACTTCTCAGGCTTATCATCAGGCGCTATGTGAAATAAGTTAGCGTTTTTAAGTGCTACAACATAGGTTTTGTAAACCGAAGTCGGAACCCATAAAGATAAGTCTGTCGCATCTGATACCACATCAGGGATAGCCGTCCACATTGCATCCAAAATAGCAAGTACATTTGTTACTGTAATACCTGTTGCTACTGTTACCGCTCCTGTGTTACCATCAACTACTGTTCCATCTGCATCAATAATCTTTAATGCTCCGTCATAATATGACAAGTTGTTCGTACCTGAACCTGTATCACCTTGCCAATCAGAAGTAGTTAATTGTGCTTGAATAGCGTTGATTTTCTTTTCCATCCAAAGACCTTCGATAGCTCCAGGGATTTCTTTCTCTCCATCTGCTCCAAGTTTAACCATTGTCTGAGTCCAGAATCCGTTAAGGTCTAAAGTACAAAGGTTCTCAGATATTTGAATTGCTCCAACTGCGATTGTTCTTTGTGTGAAAGTTGTTGTATCTGCTGGCGTTCTGCTACAGGCATCGGCCGCGAAGACAACTGTTGTGTCTAAAAATTGTAAATGAGAGTTCTCTTTAATACCTGTTTGGATATTAACAACTTCTGCCAATCCTCCATGTGCTTGCATTTGAGCAATTAATGGAAAGTCTTGGTCTTCTATGTATGCCGTTAGGGCTGCTACGTTAAATGCCATATTATTCTTTTATAAAAATATTGTTTGATTTTTTACCGAATGCTTTAAATTGCTTTTGTTTAGGTTCTTCTTTCGGCTCGTTGCCTATCTTAGAAATTAATTCTAAAGATTCTTTGCTAAACTCTACACGTTCTTTTTTCTCTTCTGAAAGTGCAGTAGTTAAGTCTTCTATTTGCTTTTTGAATTTCTCCTCTAATGCAAATACCTTTTCTGTTACGATTGATTCGATAACTCTTCTTGCTTCTCGTTCCTTGTCGGTTGATTCAGTTTTAACTTCTTCGTTAAGTTCTTCCTCGATAACTTCCTCTTCTATAGTAGCTTCATTGATAGCATCTATAACACCTGCTTCAACTACTACTAAGATTCGTCCGTCATTAAGTTCATACTCACCTACTGGAAGTGGTACAGGGATTTCATCATCCATTGCAACAACTGCCGCGCCTACTTCTAAAGCAGGTTCAACCATTATTACTGTACCATCAAGCAAAGAAACGTCTTCGAATTTCTCTCTGTCAAACTCCTTTTTAACTTCTTCTTTCGCTTCGTCTTTTGTTTCAATAACATCTGACTCCGTTAATCCGAACTTAACAAGTAGCTTGTTTACGTCTTCTTTTAAACTCATAATTAATAAATTGTTTATTTATAATATTATTTAGATTGGTCTTTGTACTTTTTAAAAATACTTTCTAACTGACTAACAAATGATTCTTCGAATAATCCTTCTACTGAGAAACCCTTAAACGTTCCATCTAAAACACTTTTCCAAATATCATCATTGTCTATCTTCATTGAGATAAACCAACTACCATCTGCCTCTTGATTAAACTTATCTGGTGCTTTCATTCCACGCTCTGAGTCTATAATAATAGATTCGAATACATAAACCCCTTGCGAAAATTTACCCGTTTCATGATTAGTATTTGTGTTGGCTGTTAGTCCGTTTCTAAAGAAGTTTAACGCTATCTTTTGTATTCCGTCCTTTCTAAACACTACGTTAAACTGTGCACCATCTTCGCCCCGTCTAGGGATGGGTAAGTCTGCAATCATTGCATAACCGCTTACTACTCGTTTATCCTTAGACTCTATTTGGAATCGTTGTTTAACTTTATCGAATGCAATCCAATCACTTTCAATTGCTGGCTGGTCTACTAGTGCAATTTGAAAATCTAACTGCTCACTATCGGGAATTTCTAACTCTATTAAATCCATACCTTATAGTATTATAAGATTTAAGAATTGTTAGTTTTATTTTATTATATTTGTTCAAAATAAAGATTATGATTCCGAATAAAAGAGTACTTACATTTAAATCTAAAATGGGTTTTGGTAAGATTAAAGACTACACAGTTAGAGAAATGTTAGATAGAAGAAAGCATAAAGATTTAATTAGTGCTTACTTTAAGTTAACTTCTATTGATTTCATCCCTAATGTTTTAGATGAATTGGAAATAACTAAAGAGTTTAGGATAGAAAAACCTTCTTCTGATTTAGATATGTATTATAAATTTTTAAAACAATCTAGGTATCAAGCACCTTCAAAAACTAGAAGTTCTGGATTAGAAAAATTAAAAGGCTTTAGTAAGCCTATATCAGGAGCAAAATTAACTAGAGTGAATCACGGACATTAATAGTCTTCGCTAAATAGAAACCAATAATCACGTAGAAGGGTGGCGGCGTGCCTACCTATTTAGCTCCCCATAGGATACTGTTCTATGGGGTTTTTCGTTATCCAAAACTGGCTTGTGATTCTATAACCGCTACAGAGTTTTGACCTTGGTTAATATCTTCTACAACTACTACAACTTGCGGTTCTGGGTTAAGTAAAGTACTCCCACTTTCAATAGTTCTTAATGGTGGTTGTGCGCTTCCTGTTACATCGTTTGAAATATCCCCAACTGAACTGCTCGCGCCGCCAACATCTATACTACTAGACTCTCCTAAGATTGTATTTGCTTGTGCTACTCCACCTATAACCGCTGAAACTCCTGCAAGTATAGCGGGAATATTAGCGGGAAATACAAGCCCTGCCCCCGCTGCAACCGCCGCACTTATACCCCTTGCTGTGTCAATTGCTACCTGTGCAATAGCAAAAGCCTTTTGTACTTTCTCCTCTCGCTCTAGTCGTTTAATTTCGCTTTTAGTTAATCGCTCACCTCTGGACTGTTTATCTTTAAGCCGTTTTATATCTCTGCTTGTAGTTATTGAATTGAAACTTTTTGCAATACTTAAAAGAGCCTCACCGCTTTTCTGTACGTCTTCAACTAATTGTTTTCGCTCTTCGGCTTTCTTTTCTTTCTCAATCGCTGCTGCATCATCTAATATGGTTTGCCTTGCTTCTAAATACTCTTGCTCTAGTGCTAATCTTAATTCATTTTCTTCTGGTATAAGCTCACTGAGAACTTCCATCTCTGCAACGTGCTCATCTTCTAAAGCATTTAATTGTAATTGTGCTTCATCGGCGTTTTTGTCACGTTCCATTTTAGCAAGTTTATCCCTTGCTTCTACTCTTCTATTAAATAAATCATCTGCGGCTTTCTCTGCTTCCTTCTGTCTTGCCTCTGCATCTTTGGCCGCTTGTGCGTCTATTGCTTGCTGTGCTTTTAATGCGTCTTCTTTGGCTTTGTTCTCTTCGTCTAATCCTGTTTTTACGTCTCCCGTTCTCTTTTCTGCCTGCTCTCTTTTAAGTTTAGTTATTTTAAGTTCAGCTCTCTCTACATTATCGGCGTTTTCTTGAAGTATATCATTAGCCTTTTGTAATAATAATTCTAAATCTATGCCTTGGGCTTTCTGTGACTCTATAAATTCCTCTTCACTTTGTCCACTTAATAAAGCAAGGTTTTTATAATAGGTTACATAAGATTGAATCTTTGCGGCGTTCGCGTCAAACGTGGCTACTTGAATCTCTTTTTCTGCTTCAAGTATTTTAATCGCTACTGCATCGGCTGATTCTCCGTTAGCATCTAATCGTAATGCTTCTAATTCTAATGCTTTAATTGTTTTATTTGAGGCATCAATACGGGCGTTCTTTTCTGATTCAATTTCTAAAAGTCTCGCTTTGTGTTGTTCTGCTTCTTCTTTTCTTGCCGCTGCTTTCTCAGCTCTTAATCTTCTTTCACGTTGTCCAATCGTTTCAAACTCCTTATCTAAAATCCCTAAGAACTTCATTTGAGCCGTAAAATTATCAACTATAATATCACCTAACCAAGAAAAGAAATCCCCAACCTTTTTAATATTCTTAGCAAGGGCAATCATTGCAGTAATTAAAGCACCTACAACTAATATTAATTTAATTATTGGATTACCTTTTGTTATTTTATTAAAGGCAATTGCTAAAACATTACGAACCTTTTGAACTATATTATAGGCTTTGACTTGCTTTGTTAATCTAAATAAAGAAGTTTTTCTCCATGCTAAACCTAGCGCGCTTTCATCAGATAACAGATTAGAGAATTGCATTAAACTATTAGACAAGGCTTGTACTGCCATCATCTTTTGGATAGACTTTGTTATCTCTTCATTCTCAGTACCTAACAAAGCCTGAAACCCTGTAGCGGCTTGTGCGGCTGCTCCCATTGCTTGGAGTCCTTGAACTCCTAATTGTAACTTTGGGAAATCGGCAGACATTGATTTAATCGCCGCGTTTGCATTGTTCATTTGGTCTTTTAAACCACCTGCTTCTCTTGCTAAATCTTGAAACTCTTTAGAGCCTACATCGCCAATCTCGGCCATTCGGTTTTGTAAATCTCTTAATCTTTGTCGTACATCTAATGCAACGGGGGCTATCCTTTTAATGCCATCGGCGGCTTCTTGGCCTGCCTTGCCTGTGTCTTGTAAATCCTTCTTTATGTCTTTTACCTTCTTGGCTGCTGCACCGTCCCCTGATACTTCGACTTCTATTTTTACTACTTCTGCCATTAGTCTATAGTGTAATTTCCATTAAATAAAACATCACAACAATAATCACTTAATTCTGTTAAAG